CTATCCGACACAGATACCATTTCCTGAACCCATTCGGGATTTAACTAATGTTATACGACCCACAAACTAATAGTGCTTACCGGAAAGGCTGTTGCATTATGATATCACAAACTCGTAAAAAATTGCTCGCATTAACAAGTGCTTTTGAAACAAGCACAATGCCTCCTCACTGCTATTCCGCCGTATCGGGTAATTTCGATGGACAGGGTATATCGTTTGGCGCGCTTCAATATAATCTAGGACAAGGCACTTTACAACCCATTATACAATCGGTTTATAAAAGCGACCCGGATGGCTTTATAAAAGCATTCGGTGCCGGGAAAGCTAAAATACTCCTTAACATCTTGCAGAAACCACGGTCTCAGCAGATTACATGGGCTGCGTCCATAACGGCAGGACGCAAACTCGTACCTGAATGGACCGAAGCATTTAGGAGTTTTGGACAGCTATCTGCTTGCCAAGATGCACAAGTTCAGGCATCGCTACCCTACTACGCAAGGGCTGAGGGGTATTGCAGGCAATATGGTCTCAGATCTGAACGCGCTTATGCCCTGATGTTTGACATTGCAGTACAAAATGGCTCTATTAAACCGTCTGTAGCCAAAATCATCGCCACAAAAATGGGTGTCTTTAATGCCATATCTGATCAAAAGGGTCGCGAATGGGAGATCATGAAGGCTGTAGCCAACGCTGTTGCCGAAGCATCGAATCCCCGCTGGGTTGAGGATGTGCGCAAGCGCAAGCTATGTATAGCTAACGGCACAGGTACAGTGCATGGACGAACATACAACCTTGCACGTGATTTTGACATCACTATGGCTATCGTGCTTTAGTGTATTGCGCATAAAGGAGAGGGCAAGATGCGTTCAGAATACCTTGACAAATTCGTTATAACGCTGCCTGTAAATATTCGCGAACAACTTGAGGCGATTTATGCGCCAAGCGGTGAGACCTTGTCAGAAGAGATGCTCGATCACCTTGTTCAAGAGCTGATGTCCGAACGAACGACTTCCATGTTTGTGCCAGACAAGCAAGTCGGTATCGTAAAGTCATCGGCACATAACAACAATATCAAAAATATACGTTTTGATTTAAACCATTTATTCATGGCCGTTGAGCGTATGGACGCCGTGGTTCGCGATCATTACAGGCTACAGCAATCTGCTTTGCGCGATATCAAAGCACGTCTCGATCGTGTCAATTTGCAGCTTGAAGCTGCACGCATCATGGGTCCAGATAAATACAGATCTATATGGCATGAAAGTTTTGATAACTATTCCAGACAGCAACGCCACTATTCCAAATCGATTCCCCAATGCCTGTTGTGCTATGAGACAGCTACCGGAGAACTTACGCTGCCGCTTGTCACCGAACACAAGAGATCTATTGGTGCCACTGGTATTCCAACGATTAAAAGCAGTATATTATGCCGCCATGAATATGCTCTGACGGTCCCCGGTCATGATCTTGCTAAAGCTTTTGACATGCTCGATGATACGTTTTTTGCTGAGGTGGTTGTATGTGATGAACCACTCATCAATACGAATATTGAAATGGATAGCGAGACGATCGTATATCCTGGCGTCGTATTTGGATTGCTGATGGAGTTCTACATGCCCGAATCCATGAATATGTTGCGCTTAGCACCGCAATGCGGGTACGGCATGGATCTGTTGGGCATATGTATTATCGATGTTTCTGGTCAGAGAGAATGGATTGGTCTCCTGCAGCCGGATCATTTGGTCAGTTTTGCGGAGCCTATGTTGGTATATTTTGACCGTCGCCAAGTGCAAGCTATCGAAATATATGTAGGCCAACGAAATTACCTACAAGCTACATATCGAGTACAACGTGCTTACGGTAAAGAATACTGGACTAAGATTGCCCTAGACTCCAACGATGAGTATACCGATTTCGTTGATTTCGATCATGCATGCGAAGATTCCCTGCAATACTGGACACATAAGTTGCAGCAAAGCTTCATGCAACCTGATGAAGCAAGAGCATTGGCTGAAATCGTGTCCGGATTACCAGATGAAACGGCAACCCAAATCATCAATGCAGCAACCAATGCGCTAGAGCAATATGAAAAATACATGCAGCTCAACCGCGACAATACGCCAATCAATTACACTTCAAAAGTCGAATATCAGTACGGCATCGCAAGCCTTGTGGCAAGCGATACTACCTATTGGTCTGAAGGGGAATGGGTGTCCAGCCCCATTGCAATTGAAGACTACGCATATGCCCTAAAGCTCAATACAAATGTAACCATGCCTATAGTCGATATCGAACAAATTGATGGTACCATCGAGCCTGTGCCACTCGCCGCACTGACGTGGAGTTTCAACATGCATGCAAATACATCAGAGCGCTGGATACCTATATTGCCGGAAAACAGTGCTTATGTTGAATGCGAATATCTGCGAGTAGATGCAGGCGGCGGCGCAATAGTCAAGTATCCAATAGATGAAATCGAATGGATACGTGGCAACGGCGTCCGCTTGGCTCCTTCGGTCTACAAATGGAGTCATGGAAACAATAAGATACAAATCAACAACTATAGACCGGGTGTCCTTTATGCCATTTCATACAAACCCCTGTATAGCGTGAAGCATGATCCCCATATCATATACCCTGGACAGGATACTCCGTTGGTTGCCGCGCATGACGAGTTTACTAACATAGGAGAAGATCAGCAGCTTAACTTGACGTTCGTGCCATTTATCGATTATAGCCAAGCTAATAGAGAGGAATTCGATCCGAATGCATCCGGTAGTCGTATTATATCGCTCACACTAGATGGCAATCTATCGTCCATAGGTTATCCAGTTATGCCCGGCGTTCCGCAGGGCGTTGCAACAATGGATTCTGATCCGCCGATTCGCAATATGACAAATTATCGCCGCCGGACGGGCGAAGCCATGCTTACATTCAACACCTTCGCTCCCGATGATACGGAACGAGCTATCCATTTTGTACACCATAACAATCGATTGTTTTTTGCCGAGCCAATACCTGCGCGAGCTATCGTGGAATATGAAACAGCAATTACGGAAATGCGATTGCGTGTGCAAATACGCAAAATCGTCCCTGGCTATACTTGGCTTACTCCGAGAGTGCACGGCGCTATCGTGAAAGCCAAAATATTCGCCTGAGCATAGCAGGAGGAGTCGTACATGCCTGTGTATCAGGAACCTGTAGATGTCAGCAATCTTAAACTTGATGCCATGACACAAATGATGGTTCAGCATTTGACGGATATGAGCCGCGATGCCACCGTTTTACGAAATGCTCTAAAACTAGTAGCTCAATTACGGCAGACTGCAACACAGCCGATCTCAACAAGGCATGCGTTTTATATAGGTACGCCTCCCTCATCTGCTGAATATAATCTTATAATGCAAGAAGCCCAGGCAGACCTGAATATTCTAGCAGCAGCATGTGATTTGCAAAAACTAGCAATAACGCGGGATTACAATTACGCAAAGACTGAGAATTTGTTCTTAATCAATATGGTATCAGCATTGGAAGATGGCCTCCGCGATGTTTTGCTCTACCATGAAATTCAGATAGCGGGCATCATAGCGCGTGATAATTTCGTCAACTCATCAAAGATCGATTACAAGATGGTCAATGGCAACCCGGTGGACGTTAATACCTCGCAACAATTCATTACGCTTAAACAGATAGGACATATGGAGCAACAGGATGAAGCGACATTGCAGGTCGTGCCTGGACCCAATACCGTCGAGGATACTTATGGTTTGCTCGGGAATGAATCGAATGGATTTGCCGGCAATACGCATGAAATCATGATTGGCATGGGCATATCGAACAATGTCGTCACTTCCGAGCTGGAACAATACGTGTTTGTAGGCGCCGAAAACGCTCACTGCAGCCTGGTTGATATCCTGGATGGCACTCCTGATACCTGGTTCGAATATGAATTGGTCAACGTTCCTGAGACGGAAAAGAAGAGGGTTAATTATTATGGCTTGGCTTATGATGCCATCATAGACGGGGCAGTAAGACAAATACGGTGGGACAGAGAGCCCGCTGATGGTATCCTGCGCTTACACCTCATGGCGACGTTCGACACTCCTAGAGAAATAAACTGGATATCAACTAGGCTATATATTCCCCCAAATCGCGGAGCACAAGCCTGTCATATTAGCGATATCCGTATCGCTTCTGACGATTTAGCTACACCGCATTCAATTATGGGCTATGCCAAGCAAACAAGGGGCAACATGGGCGATATAGTATATATGTTTGATCCTGTTGCGACCAAAACAATACATTTCTATTTCGAACAGCGACGGCACTTTCCAATTGCAGTTGGACACATTTATTATAAACACGTTGTCACAACGCAAACAGACAGGCGTTACCTTTTCGGTTTAATTCCCGGCAAAACAACGTATGAAACGACAGAAACCCGCATAGATGGACCAAATTTGCCGATCGAAACGACCGGGGCGCAGGTCGTCGCATCGCCTAATGAAGTCATTGGTGGCGTTCTCGTCAACGCAGGAGCACTAACATACGGTTTGGCGACGGCTGGCATATTAACTGCAGCCGCTGGTCCCATTGGGCTTGGTCTGGCTGTTATTGGTCTGGTTATTGCGGGGTTATCCACCAAGCGGACATCAGTCATCTCTTCTGAAATACAAAGTGGCATAGAACCCTTGGATGGCGGTTGGCGTTATTGCATAGGCATAAGCGATATCGTTATCAAAAGCGCACATTATGCAACACAATCGGAGTTAGTTTCAATCCCATATATTACCCCCAAGCCCATACGCGGATTGTATTTGGAAACAGACGATTGGTTTCCGCCAGATTACGGGAACGATTCATGGATCGCATATTATTTTTCCGTGGACGATGGCACTACATGGCATCCGATATCGCCAAAAAACGAAGCGTCGCCGAACATACCGGAGTTTTATCATGTCAATCCACGAACGCTGTTCACCGTTGGAAACCAAAATATCGGCTATGTGGCTACGGAAACCGAGGCGTATAAGGTTCGACTGAAAATCGTAATACGGCGCCCCGAAGGAGAAGGCTTCAATATGACGACTCCAATAGTATATGGCTATGTCATGCACATAGTCACTGACTGATTAGGCTGGAAAGGAACGATTGGGCTTGAGCATTCGAACACGCCAGCTAAAACGCTTCATTAACGGTATAATCGAATCGGAGCTTAAGGCAGGCAGGATTCCAACATATGAATTGATCATGATGCGACTTCGTTCGCTATTAGTGGATTGGCAGCCAGGCACTCCGACCATGGTGATACGCTCATGGATACCTGACACTCGATGCAATGTAGCTGAGCTCAATGCAACCCTCGGCGAGCTGCACGATGATTTGACTGATCTGTATGATGAATCCGGCGACATATCCGAGCGTATATTGTTGAATTTTCGCAAGAGTCAACTGGAGCGAGACGCCTTACGCACCGAACTAGCACATACCGAGGATAATTTGTTAGCCCTGCTTATGACGGCAAGAGATGTTGCAGGATTGTGCAGATATTATGTTGAAACTTTTCCCGATACGGATAAGATCAATTTGACGAATAGCACCGCAATAATCGATCTGGAGGCTGGAGCAGTCCGCTTGCCCTATAGTGCACCTCCTTCAATTGTGCCATTAACTGCCGACATGATTTCGGTATCTGCATCTCATGCAGGTCTGGAGGAACTAGCTCCGATCACTAATGCTCTGGATGGCAAGGCCAACACAGCTTGGCTTGTGCGCTTACCCTACCATGCAGGCGAGCAGCATGCCGTCACGTTAAGCATAAGGTGGGGCGTCAACCTTGGGTTCGTTCCCGTTAACAATCTGTTGCTCCAATGTCATATGGCTGTCATGGGCGATATACATGTACGTTTTCATACTGCGCATGGCTGGGTTACCATTGACAAGCCACACATCACATCAAAGACAATGACATATTCATTTGACGACTTAGAAGCCGACAGTATGGAGATCAGCATTGTCAAGCAGGAGCCAGATGATTATTCGGGAGGCGGCTGGTGTGTATTTGGTTTCAACAATATCCTATGTAGCTATCACACATATGCTCAGGTCGCTGAGTACGTAAGTCGACCGGTTACATTCGATCGACCGATCAGGCAAATCGCCCTCGATGCAGCAACATCATGTCCGCATAATACGAGCATAGATTTTTACATTGCTTGCAGCGATGATATGGGTTCTATATTATGGCATCCAATCGGGCTACAAGCGGACATAACCACAACCCTGCCAAGAACGATCAGATTGGAATCCATCGATAGCCAGCATGTTATATTGGATTTGCGTAACATCAATAAATATAGCTTTATTAATGGCGTGCAATACTATGGGCTTGGTGCTATGCCTCCAGGCACCATCCTATCCAGCGCTTCGCTGCGGCTAGGATATCGCCAAGTCGCATATATGACGTTTAGCACGAATGAGCCTCGCCACTCTACGGTGCCGGTCCCCGCTTTATTCTGTCAGCAGACGATTACCACAATTGAAGAACATCGAATAACGTCGTCGCTCCGTTGCCAGCTTCATCATGCGCCAATCGCTTCGGTGATACAGGCAAAATTTACACAGCATACTGTCGTTAATGATCCGGCAAACGATGCGGATTCGCAGACGATCCTTATGGAAATCGAGCTTGCCGAGGAAGACTACATCGTAGACAAGGAAAATGGCAGCATATATTTGGTATGTCTGGAGAGCGATGACATAATAATAGAGGATGATGCAACATTATCGATACGCTATAACTATTCGCTAGATGACTCGCACACCCAATACATCACACTTACCCCCGATATCATGCTGCCCACGTCGCAGCATGATCGGTATTGCTACGGGAGGATCAGCGTATGTCTTGAGGCTACAGACTATCAAACGATACTGTTCGATAGCATCAAGGCAGCCAATGAAGGCATCAATTTTGCCCTATATGCCAACGGTCAAAAGATATCCAGCGCGATATACTTGACGCCAGGTTCAAACAATATCGACTTACTGGTATGTGTTGACCGAGAAACCGTCGCAGCCACTTGCGGCGATGATATGCCTACATCCTTTGATTTGGGATTGCTATATAACTACATAGCATCCTCTATTTTTTATGCTACACCCGATGTGCTGCGCTATGTCCATCCAGAGGTGATGTTCAGCGATATTTTACCAGAAGACCATTCTACGTTTACAGTGACAGACAATACCATTGTAATTAACATGGAGCCTAACATGCAAGCCGCCTTGCTAGAATATCAATCGGTTAACCCTTCCAATGTACACTATTCGGTTATCGTCAAGGCAGTATTACAAAGACGTTCCGACAAAACCGGCATTACGCCAAAGCTAGAGTCCTACACGGTCGTCGTTTCATAGCGATGCAGGCTCAGGACGATAAGGAGATGCAGCCGATGACCCATGAGCAGAACGTTTTCAATTCGCGCTACCGAGGACCAGTAGAAAGTACGAAAGTACTATATGAAACGGGGCGACTCGTAGCCAATATCGAGCAGTCAGCGTATGTAGAACTGTTGCGACAAGGCATTCTTTGCAATTCATATGACGTAACCAACGCAGATTATACCAAGCTGAGACAGCGTATCGCCGCCATATCAATGCAACTTCAAGCATTAATTAGTGTACTTCGGGATATTGCTTCACAGTATGCGGCTGGAGGACATCTATCATGACAAGCCCTATAGAATGGATCAGCGTGCCGAACCAATATACAAGCGATACGGATGCTGAATTCAGATGGTCAGTGCCCGATGATTTAGGTGTTTATTATAAGCTTGCACCCATCGAACAAAACTGGCAGGGACCGATTATGGCAAGACAACTCGTATATCGAGAGCTTCCGGAAGGCGAGTATGTCTTTTCCCTAGCCATATGCGAACATGGCGGAACCCTCGGACTAACCGACGACTATAAGTTTTATGTAGTCCAAGATACTCAAGAAAAAGAGCCTGTCACATTACACTGGGCAATGCCGCCAATAGAAGTCATGTCGCAACCGATCGATATCAAGCCCGGCAAAGCTATGCGCTCCGCCGACTTCAACGATTTCGTGCATACGGCGCTGAACGATATCGAAACGTTAATACGTGCCCAGGCAAGCATGCGAGGATATATAGGCGAGACTCGCACTATGTGGACCCTTGAAGTAAATGCACTCTCCAACGCCTTGGACGAACTCGAGTCGGTAGTCGAAACGACGATACCAAGCGTTTTAGAGGCAGCAGTATCTCCGGGTCAGGAATTCACCTGGCCGGTCAATATATGCAATCTGGAACCCGGCATCCCCGATAGTCTGACAACCTGGTTCGACGATGTTGGATCAGCTCGTATCGATAAGAATTGCAATGCACTAACGGCCAACCTCATGGGCCCGCCGGCAGAACGTTTTGCGTATCGCCATCCGATAAGTGGCGAGGTATATACCCGAAGCGATGTGACTGGTTACGTCAATATAATGCCTGCCGGACATAATATCTACTTCAACAACCCATCCAATGCCATCAACTACAACATGGCTACAGCCTGGACTGCGGCTATAAGTCAGCCTCAAAATTATGCAGACGATGTGCAATTCGACTTCGTTTTAACGGCACCTAGCTGGTACGCCGGGAATGTTCTATCCAATGCGCTACACATACAATTACATCCAGCCGGAAGCCTCGATCTCCTGGGCATTGAATACTCTGAGCAAACCGGCACAACGCAATCGACCGGCAACGCACACAACTGGTTGCCGCTACCCACCTATCCCGTCACAGGTGGCGTGCCTGCAACGGTTGCTCACTCATGCTCCCTGTCCTTTAAGTTTAAGCCTACGCCCATCGGCTCCATGCGCATACGAGTTCGAACCAACAATTATGTGGATGCTGGCACTATGAAAAGATACGTCGCAGGTATTAAGCACTTATCCCTGCGACAGGAAACTTATGTATCGCAACCATCATGTGCGTGGTGTTCCCTACCCTCTCCCCTGTCCCCTGGCACCATGTATCGCATAATACGATGTGCGCCTCGTATCGCAAATCAATCAGAATTAACAGCTGGCCATGAACATGTTAAGTTTTTCTTTTTCAAAAAGACTGCAAACAACACATATGATCCATTGCCGATAGGGCGACAAATGATGCCTATAACCAACAATGACGCTGCAATAATCATCATATTGGTATCTGCAGATCCCTATACACATGTTACGCCATTGATAAATGGTGTCGACGTCACATTCCAGCGTGCCTAAATATCTATATCGTTTGGAGGCGGTCTTTATGCCTCAACTATTGGATTATGCGCATGTGGCGCTAAAACATGTTGCAGGCATATTGGGGCCATCTTCTGCCTATATTCTGCTTGCATTAGTTAGCACCTATATATTGCGCGCAATCTGTCTAAAACGTGGCGCGCCATTAACGCAAACGAAGTCTACAACAACACTTGAGCCACGACATGATTTCTGGGGCATAATAGAAAAGTGCATCATATATTGCGTCATCATCATCATAAGTCACGGATTTGATGTCATCACTAATTTGGGTAGCGGTATTCAGCGGGCGGCCATGTCCTTGTTGCTTTTAGAAGAGTCAATGTCCATATTGACATATCTATCATTGTTGGGCTATTCACGCCTAACAAGTTTGTTGGAGGCTCTCTATGTCAAACACACATGTAACGAAATCAAACGAGCAACACAAGATGTCATCTCCCAATTCACGCCGTCCGATAGCGCATGCGATACAACGAATGATAACGGCATGTCGACAGATGTTTCATGCTATATTGCGATTGAATGCCAAGGCTGATATCGGCATGTCGATAGCCTTTCTGTGTATACTGTTCGCTATTGGTATAACATGGCACGGCACTATCCCTATAGGCGGCATGCATGCCGATCTTCTACTGCCGGTAGCTGTGCTTGCTGGCATAACAGACGGCTGGATACTGGCTATTTTGTCGGGCATCGTGTGGGCAAGCACGCGTACATGTATAGCAATGTCGCAATGGATCATGTTGGCAATAAATATCACGACCATAGCCGCAGCAAAGCTTAGCTATGACTATAGTCGCCGTCAGTTGCCTTCCAATCGATACTGCCCATATTACAGCCTAATAGTAGCAAGCGCCATACACGTATTGCTATGCGTTGCCGTGCTGCAGGCGCAAAACATCGCCACCATAGCATGGCAAGACATTGTCTTAACCTGGGGGATAGAGCTGGCCTTCGGATCTGCATTCTTTATCCTGGTGCTCAAAAAATTACGAGAACACCACATCTTAAATGGCATCAAAGAACATAATACAGCTTCAATGCAGTAAAGGGGCGTTTTTGAGTTTTGGACGATTGGCTATATAATGGCTGGGTTAAACTGTCATGCAGTGGAGACGTAATAGACGAGCTTTACGATGAAGGAATTACGCTATCCGAACAATGCCAATTCCATCCCAATGAATTTGCTATTTTGCAAAACATAGAAAATCCAAGTCATTCGGCATTAGCACGTTACAATGCACAAGCCGGCAAACTATTGCCACTTAGCTTTGCAAATGTACGACCGTGGGGAATCGAACCGCTTAACGCCATGCAGACCATGCTATTGGATTTACTGCTTGATCCCAAAGTTCAGCTGGTTGCCTCGCCATCTCCGGCAGGAACCGGCAAGAATGTGCTGGCCTTTGCGGCAGGACTTCAACAAGTCGTCGAAGATAAGCTCTATGATCGTGTTGTCGTCTACAAACCGATAATGCCAGTCGGTCGTGATATTGGCTATCTGCCAGGTGAACTCGATGACAAGCTAGCGCCTTATCATGCCAGCTCTCGTTGCACACTGGACTTCATACTCAATCGCAATCGGCGAAAAACTAACTTGGATTATCTCGAGGATTCCGGCAAACTGGAATTATCGTCCTTCACGTATATTAGAGGACTGAGTTTGCCACGGCAGTTCATTATCATCGATGAAGCGCAAAACATCGACACCAAAATCCTTAAGACAGTATTAACACGTGCAGGAGAAGGCACCAAAGTTGTCTTGCTGGGTCATCCCGGACAAATCGATGAAGGCGCTCGGCTGGCGCCCGAGCAATGTGGTATCGTTCAGGTAGTGAGGAAGTTTGTCGGGCAACCTCTTTTTGGAACAGTTACTCTTACGCAATGTGTGCGCAGTGAGCTGGCACGTCTTGCGGATAGTCTCCTGTAGGTTCCCGAAATCTGAAGCTGAAAGTAGCAAGGGCGCTTTATGCGCCCATTTATTTCTATTTGACTATATATAGATTTATAGTATAAAAAAGCTCTCAAAGACATCACAATTCTCGTCTAATTTGTATTTAGTTTGCCGTGCCTGCCATGTTGACAACTTTTGCAACACATGGTACGCTGTATTGGAGGATATGTTATAGTGCAGGGATGTGTATAAGGGATGCAAGTAGAATTTGGGCACCGCTTACCAAGCGGGCAGTTTATACGCATGACTGTATCGTCTAACGAAATCACAGCACTCGCGAATCGATATGGCAACATTGATTGTTATGCTTCGTTGTTGGGGTATACGGACATCGATGACTCAAATGCTGCCCTGTGGGGTCCTTTCGCCTTAGATCTTGACAGTTCCATAAAAACTGAAAACGATTTTGACAAGATAAGAAAGGAGGCATTATCGGCTATTTCGTATCTAAAGCTCGTTTTGCGTGTTCCCAAACAAGCTATACAATGTTATTTTTCCGGCTGCAAGGGATTTCATATCGTGACCCCTGCAGAATTATGGTTCAGCAATCCATCTCCGAACATGCACCAATACTACAGGACCCTAGCTGCAGCCATAAAGCGCAAATGCAATCTCGCATTCGTAGATATGAGCCTATACGATTGGCGACATCTGTTCCGATTACCTCACACGATCAACAGCAAAAGCGGCCTTTATAAAGTTGAAATCACCCACGAAGAATTACGCCGCATATCATACAAACAACTATGTACTTTAGCTATGACCGACCGCACTGACGTTGAAGACGAGCAATTGATGCATGCCTCGTACAACCTGTATGCCACGAGTCGCGGAATCGCTCGTTCAATTGTCGAGCAGGAAAAGAGATCTTCTGCCAGTCTGATTCGTAGCAACACGCAATCCGATCCGAATATGAAATCTTGTTTTAATAAGGAGATAACACCACCTTGTGTGACCAGGCTGCTGACTATGACACGGGAGGCCGGAAGTCGCAACATCGTTACATGCCTGCTGGCAAGCTACTATAACCAATTGGACATGACGCTAACCCATGCTATCGATAAGCTCATTGAGTGGAATAACGAACAGTGTTCCCCACCCCTGCCTCGAAGCGAAGTTGTGGCTACTGTTCGGAGTATATATGGCGGAGCAAAACGTTATAAATATGGCTGCACAAGCTTTGCAGAATATGGGGGATGCTCGGAAACATGTCCTTTAAAGCAGAAGAACGATATGGTTGTACGAGCACATCGCTAAGCATTAATCCTTGCAATAGTTTCGCCAATGAGATGTTGGGTGCCATCGATGAATTCGAGGCACGCGCACAATGCCTTGGGGATATCGGTGGTCTCGATACGGGGTTCAGCCGCCTGACAGACAAACTAGAAGGCTTGCAGCCGGGTCTATATATGATCAGCGCAGGTCCCAATGTCGGCAAAACAGCGTTTTGCACCCAGCTTGCATGGCAGATAGCGCAGAACAATCCTACTGCGTTTTGCATGTATATAACGCTCGATGACAATCCTAATATAGTCATACAGCGAGTCGTAGCCCATATAACCGGATTACCTATTAGAGTGATACGCAATCCCAGAGCATATGCGCATGATTGGGAAATCCTTGCGACAAGACAGCTGGGGTTGTCATTATTGCGGGAGGCTGCTAATAGCTTTGTAGTCCCGTCCAACATCAACGATACTGATGTGGATGCGATTTTGGAATATGCTCTCAGGTATCTCGTTTGGGTTGATGCAACGGATGCAGTGCGTAACCACCTGGTATTGTTTATAGACAACTTTTATGACCTTACATGTCGGATGGGCGGAGATAATTCCAATATACGCATGGAATACATTGCTGATCAACTTAAACGTTTTGCTATGCGTTACAACGTGCCCGTTATATGCACAGGAGAATTACGCAAGTTAAACGGACCCAAGCGTCCTAGTCTAGACGATGCCAAGGGAGCCGGAGGTTTGGCATATGCGGCCCAAATTGTTTTGGGCATTTATAACGAAGTAGGCCAACGAGGCGATGCTGCAAAAGTATATTGGAGCGGTATGACCAACGATAAGATGCCGGTATTGGAGGTTCATTTCCTCAAAAACAAGCTGTCGAGCTTTAAGGGACGCTTACTATATCGGTTCATTCCGCCATGTTCAACCATCATACAGATGAACGAACAAGACGAACAGCACTTAAACAAAGTAATCTTCGGATGATAATGGAGTGAATCTGTATGCCGAAAGGCGACAAAGATATTATGACAGGCAAATATCTAGTTAACTGCGTTCATTTTGTTGAATGCCCATTATGCTATAAATGCAGGCGTGATGTTGGGGGCTGGAGCAGTAAATGCGATACATGCATTGCGTTTGGATGTCATCACGATGAACGCCACTACAGCGTGACGCTGACACATCGCCCACAAGCGCGCATACATGGATGGCATAATGCATGATACGAGTTCATACAGACAAAACAGCACGCTATTATAACACCGATACACTTGCTGAATACGCGAATTGTCCTATGAGATACAAGTTATCTTACATTGATAACATAAGCGAGAAGCGTTCATCAAAAGACAAGGCTGTAACGAAGAAACTCAAGCAGATTGAGTATAAACATGGGGCAGAGCAAGTCGTTATAGAGTTCGCGAGACAGCTTGCCTCGGGTATCGTTATAAGTCGGAGAGATTTTCGCAATATGCTTGGCAAGCAATGGTATGGCAAAAAGAACATGAAGGATTTTCTCGTAGAACCACTGGAAACAGGAGAGCGTCTTGAGACGGAAGCCATCACGTTCATGGATCGTGTATATGATAGCTTGGCCGGCATATCGGGCATAGTGGCCATGGTGCATGTTCCATACAAGGTACTCATCTCCAAGCATTGTCCCGGCATAGCTGATGAAAAACAGACGGGACACTTAGGACTATATGGTACTATGCCAATACTGACCCGAACGAGCGCGGAATCATATACCATCGTTCTGTTCGCCGATGATATATATCCAGCCTGGATTACACCCATCCAGGCGATAGCCGTAGACTACAGGGCACAAGCTATATCGTATGCATTTAGAAGTACCTATCGCATAATGGAAGCCGAATTGCATATCATCGATTTCGCTAGACTCACAACATCCTATGTTCAATGCGACAGACGTCACTATATGCGACTTAAAACGCTGACCGAACACATGGCCTTCAGCGAAAAAAGGGGCTTCCCGCCGCTGCCTTCGGACAGATGTGCGTCATGCGGTTACAAAAAGATCTGTTTAATTTAGCCTATATTCTATATCAAGGAGACTGATATAACATGACTACTCAAAAGAAAAATAACAACCCAGTTTATTTCACCGAAGATCTCGACTTCGCCATGGAATTGGTCGAATGTGAGCTAGAATGCAATGAAGAAAAAGATCAAACGGAAGAAGAGCTGAAGCAACCGATCAAAGACAATGGCGAAGAGACGGCAGACAATGACGAAGAGACAGCAAAAGAGACAACGAATAAAACACAACAGGCAGATAATAACGATTAACTGCACAAAGGAGCAAAACGACAATGGATACTGTTACATCCAATGTAATACCTGCATCAGTCGATGAGGCAGCGAGCACTAGAAAAGAAAGGCGTCGCTCAATGCGAATGCGTGCACAGAAAATAAGTCATGAATTATTTCTAGCTGGTTGCAATGGCACTGCTCCCAGGCTGACGCGGCACGAAAGGCGGAGCATAGCATGGAGTGCTGCCAAAGCGGAAATCAACAAAGGACAATAATTCTCGGCATCGATCCGTCGACAGTAGCTACGGGATGGGCCGTCATAGAGGCATTCAATAACTCGATAAGCATTCTAGCATGCGACACCATCAAGCTGCGTTCAAAACAAGATTTCGGGCAGAAATTGCTCATCATCTATGACACGATAAATGATATCTTACACGATTACAGTATAGACGTTATAGCATGCGAAGATTCATTTTACCGTAAAAACGTACAAACATTTGCAAAATTAACATGTATCAAGGCAGTGATAATGTTGGCAGCAACACAGGCTGAAATTCCGATGGCACTATACGCGCCAGCCACCATCAAGTCACATATTCTTGGCAAGTATAGGTCCAAATCCGACAAGGAAGGCGTTGCAGAGGCGGTTAGACTTATGACCGGCTTTACAACCCAGGATCTCAACCAATCGGATGCAATTGCTGTTGCCATTACACATTTGTATACCAAAGGTGTGGACAACCGCCATGAAATTAAATGATCCAACAGAAATTGATGCATTAGTTTTACGCTACCAGGAAGGCGATGATGAGGCGGGAAGCGCATTAGTTGCAGCATATCAACCGTTTATAGATCACTATATGGACATGCTAGATGGTCAAATCGACTACAGCGTTCACAAGGATCGGTGGTTCGTATCCTTGTTTATAAAGGATCCAGTAGCAAAGCGCGCAATGCGCCGCAAACATGTTGATCGAGACCAATTCAGATATGGAATTTGGCATTCTCGTAGGGTTTTCGATACCCTTGTGGAGATCATCGCCATATATGAGAAAGAGGATTTGCGTCAAGATTTGATTTGCGAATTCTTGGCTATTGCAAAAAAATATCGTCCATTACCTGGCAAACATTTTGGCGCTTATCTTCTCGCATCGTTTCCCTACAAAGTAGTTAATGTCGTTAAACGTATCGGTCGCAATCCTACCATGTACAATATTCCGGACATAACCGGCTATGCAGAAAACGGAGTTACTGAAACGTTTTTGCCACCCGAATTATGGGTTGAAGAGGATTATGACCTCGATGCAGATGAAGGGGATCTTGGCTTGGATTGGGTGATGGGCACATCCTGTAGCGACTTATTTCTAGCCCTTACAAGTGAAGAACGACAAATATTACAACTCAGATATGTAGAAGGTTTTACAGATTCTCTAATTGCAGAAATACTTAATCTCAAATTCAACTATGTAAAACAAACACGCTTATCGGCGATAGACAAATTACAAGAAAGGCTTCAAGACTGTGAAAAAAATACAGACGAAGACTAGCAGCAACCCCTTACTTGATACGATTCTCATTCAAGATATGCTCGATGCATATCTTGTGGAAAGAAACGCATTGGAGTCAGCGAAGAAAACAAAACGCGACAAACCATATGTATACCCCTCTATGATTGGCAACTGTACCCGCCAGCAAGTATACAAGATGTGTGGCTATGAGGAGCCTGTTTCGCCGCAGCTGGCACGAATATTCGATTATGGCAACAAGATGCATGACAGATATCAAGCTTATTTTGCGGACATGGGTCTACTTAGTGCTGAGAACACAGAGGTTCCTTTTCGTTCGGATGAATACAGGGTTTCAGGGCGCATTGACGGCATCCTATATGCACCTGACGGTCAATGGAAGTGCATCTTGGAATTAAAATCTGCCAACAAACAGAGTTTTACCGAAATGGCGACGATGGGACCATTACGACAACATGTAATGCAAGTCATGTTGTATATGACACTGACGCCCATTAAAGAATCCCTGATATTCGTTGAATGCAAGGACAATCAGAAGGTAGCAGCATACCCCGTCACATATGCCGAAGAGCAAGGAGCTGAGGTGTTGCAGCGCGTACGACTGCTTACCGATTGCGCTGATGCACGTATTTTGCCGCCACGCGAATACGCACCCAGTAGCAAGCAATGTTATTGGTGTTATTACAAGGCTATGTGCGCTGACAATAAAATATGACGGTGGAGGGCAGTACATGACATATATACCACTCCACATTCATACGCGATACTCATTGCTGGATGGTCTAATCGATGTTAAGGCATTAGCACGCCATGCGGCCGAGTCGAATATGCCTGCGGTGGCTATCACGGATCATGGTCACATGTATGGTGCCGTAGCCTTTTATAAAGCATGCAAAGAGTTCGGTGTAAAGCCGATTGTCGGCATGGAGGTATATGTGGTACCAGACTTGAATGTCAACAAGGCAAGCGATGCATGTCACCTCGTATTGCTTGCCAAAGACAAAGATGGCTACACAAACCTGATGCGTTTGGCGACCGAAGCGGCCCTAGGGGCAACGGTTACTGCAATAGCAGACCATGCAATGATCAAGCGTTATGGTTGCGGGCTGATAGGGATGAGCGCATGTCTCTCCGGAGAGATCCCCAAAGCGCTTTTGCGAGGAGACCTCGATACAGCGAGGCAATTGGTCTCCTTGTATCGGGATGCATTGGACCAATTCTATATCGAAATCCAGCCGAACTCCATACCGGAACAATTGATCGTCAACAGGCAACTTGTAGCATTGGCACGCGAGATGCAATGTCCTCTGGTAGCAACTACCGATGCGCATTACATTCATGCCTCCGATGCGGCTGCACACGACGTTCTCCTGGCTGTTCAGGTCAACAAATCGGTTTACGATCCGCAGCGTTTGCGGTTTAGTGTCAATGATTTTTATATCATGTCGGAAGATGAAATATACTCCCGCCTGTCCGCGTCGGTGGGCAAGGCAGCCGCAAAAGAGGCTATACGCAACACCAATGTTATCGCCGAACAATGCAACATATCCATCCAGCTGGATATGCCGAGTATGCCTGCCTATATACCCAGTGACATGGAAAGGGCGCAATATGGCGAAGCAGCATTGAACGCAACTTCCCTTTTATGCTCGATGGCAAGCGATGGGCTAACACACATCGGGCATGACGACGAAAGAGAGTATCGCGACCGCCTCGACATGGAACTCGATGTGATATGCAATGCTGGATTCGCCTCGTATTTTTTGATCGTGCAGGATATTATCGGCTGGACGAAACGTAATGGCATCATAGTAGGACCGGCACGCGGCTCTGCTGCCGGCTCTCTGGTAGCTTATGCACTTGGCATTACCGATGTCGATCCGCTTAAACATGATCTCATTTTCGAGCGATTCCTCAACGCGGAAAGAGCCATGAGTGATTACGACTGGACGTTTGCCGAAATGCCTCCTGAGGCGGTCACGCCCGGCACGTCGTCGTTCGATTTACATCATCAATCCTTTACGGCAGACGAATATGCCGAAGCCGAATGGGAATTGCAGCATATAAGCAGGCAAGGAATGCTGGGTTACTATCAGGGGTTAATGGAAGCCCATATATGTTTGGCCGGTAACGAACCTCAGAGTTTTGCTGCATATGCTATGGGCATTACATCGGAAAAACCGCAAACCATAAACCACTCCAGATTGCGCATCCTTCGCCTAGGATCCGTACCGGATATCGATGTAGATATCGAAGACACCGAACGAAAGCGTGTCATGGAATATGTATACGATCGATATGGGTGCGACCGATGCGCGCAGATAGGCAATATCACGACGATGGGTGCACGCGATGCATTGCGACGAGTAGCCAAAGCTTTCGAACTCGATAAACGCGACGTAAATGACATCGCCTTCGCTGTGCCAGAAGTGCCGGGCATTACGATCGAAGAGGCGTGCGCCCAATCGTCGGAGTTAGCCCAATACCGCGACCATTATCCTACAGTTTTTGCCCATGCACAGGCCATAGAGGGGTGCGCCAGCACTACCAGTGTACATGCTGCCGGCATTGCGATAGCGCCCAATGACATAACCCATTACACACCACTACACAAAGGCAAAGGTAACGTGATCGTCACGCAATACGATATGGCAGCAATCGGCGACCTTGTCCTTAAGATCGACTTACTAGGACTGACCACTCTGACAGATATAAAGAACATCCTGACCCTAGCGAATCTCGACTATAGCTTCCTTAAACAGATACCTCTCGATGATGCCATGACATATCGCTTGCTATGCAATGCCGATACCGACGGTGTTTTTCAGCTATCCAGTATGCTTTTTAAAAGATTGCTCAGAGATGTGCAGCCACAAAATTTCAATGAGCTTGCCGACATCGTAGCCCTCGGAAGACCTGGTCCAAGCAGCATGGCCGACCTGTATATAGAGCGCAAACAGAAACGCCAACCGATTACGTATATTCATCCGAACATGGAACCGATATTGCGTAACACCTATGGAATTGCCATATATCAAGAGCAAGTGATGAACCTCGCCAGAGAACTTGCAGACTACACACTGGGACAAGCCGACCTTCTCAGGCGCGCCATGGGCAAAAAGAAACCGGAAATCATGGAGCAGGAGCGATTGCGCTTCGTTGCTGGATGCCTTGCAAACAACATCGATGAGAAATCGGCGAATGCGATTTTCGATCATATGGCCGAATTCGCATCTTACGGTTTTAACGCGAGTCACAGCGTATCCTATGCATATATTTCATACTGGACAGCATACCTGAAAGCTCATTTCCCCGCCGAATTCATTACGGCATCCTTAACGCGAGAAGCATCATCGTCCAAATTAAACCGCCATGACAACATGGCTCGCTATCTCGCTCAAGCCCGACAGATGGGTGTAGCCATTCTGACTCCGGATATCAATTTATCCGGTACGGACTTCAGCATAGAACCCTATGGACAAGATGGCGAGGATAAGGCCATTCGGATGGGCCTGACCGCCATTGGAGGTCTTGGTCCCAAGGCAATTGACGAGATATTAAAAAACCGCCCCTTCACATCACTTGATGAGTTCCTTAGCAAAGTCAACAAGCGCATCGTATCCCGTCCGCGCACCAGATCACTGATATACGCAGGCTGTTTCGATGCGTTCAATCTCAACCGTAATGAGTTGTTTCGTGCATATATGTCAACTTATATCCAGGGGCAAACAGGCAAAAACAAGACCAAGGCTGAGGTCATGCTCGACAGCACGCCCACCGCATGGACGACGGCAGACCGTCGTATACGTGAGCGGGAAGTATTCGGTTTTGTCGTAACTGACCTGGGCGCATTTGCCACTACGCCCGACGGGGGCTACATCAACGACCTTGTAGGAGTATCGATTGAAGTCGACATCATTACCGATCGTTACGGACGTGAAATGGCCTTCATGACCCTTGACACGGCCGACCATGAACTGGTCCGTATAGTCGTATTCGCGAGACTCTATAAAAAAAAGGCTCGTATTGTGCGCACTGGGAGGCTGGTTTCGGTATGCGGGCGTAAGGATGGCAACTCGCTCTTGGCCGATGAAATCGTGCGCCTAGACGCTTAACTGTTAATCCGTGGAGGTGCCAATGATTTGCAAGCCCATACACACATAAGATCAAGCGCCCCATATACGATCGATATAACTTACGCAGGACAAGGTTATACCAACGAAGAGCTATTCTCCGCCCTCGCTTATATTTTCGTGCAGGAGCAGCTGCGCACGGAGGAAGATGGCGCCGCCAAAGAATTCAATCGAACATGCGGGACTTAAGTCTAACGGCTTAAAAATCGAACTAATAGATTCTAATAAATCAAAATATGCAGCTATCCCCTCAGGTCTATGCACTCGAGGGGATTTCCATATAGTTAGGCAATCAATTGACATATCGCCACTCATTCCATAACATAGGGGTAGCATCCCCAGGCGTATTGCTAAAAACTGTTTAGATACGATAACGACTATGTTTTTACGGTGTTTATCGAGATGAACATCTCCTCAGCTATTACCCTGTTTGTCTTGCC